GCACTGGCAGAGGCCAAGCTGTATGTTGGCGATGAAGCAGGAGCACAGACATGGCTTGCCCGCTTTCTTGACGGCATAGACCAGCTTAACGGCAACGATAATCGCAGGGCTGGACCGCTAGTGGCGAGGGCGCGTTAATGCAGCCCATTATCGGCTTTGCACCAGACGCAGACCAGACTACGCCTGGCATCCTGTCTGACTGCTCAAACCTTGTGCCAGCACTGACCGGAATGGAAGGCGGGCCGACTGCTATCACGCCTTCTGGTGTTCCTGCGCTCGATGCTGCTGCTCAGGGCGCTGCTGTGGTGTACAAGCTCGATGACAGCCGCAGACTGTTTGCCGGTACTGGCACGAAGCTGCAAGAGTTGGTTTCCGGAACATGGACGGATCAAAGCCGCGTAGCAGGTTATACCGTAGGAGCTGACTCAAGCTGGACTTTCGCCCAGTTTGGTGATTCTACGCTGGCATGTAGCGGTGCTGAGACAATCCAGCGCTCCACAACTGGAGCATTCGCTGACATTTCAGGCGCTCCGAGTGCGCAAGTGATGTTTACCGTTGGCTCGTTTGTCATGGCGCTGAACACCAATGACGGATCTATAAAGCCTGACGGCTGGCACTGTTGCGCTGCATTCGATGACACGGACTGGACGCCTTCAATCACTACACAGGCTGCATCTGGTCGGCTTGTCTCGACACCTGGCCCGCTGACTGCTGGCGCAAGGCTTGGAGAGTACGCTGTAGCCTACAAAGAGCGCTCGATCTACCTTGGCCAGTACGTTGGCCCGCCTGTTATCTGGGACTGGACGCAGGTTGCAGACGGTGGCGCTGGATGTGTTGGCAAGAATGCCGTGTGTGATATTGGCGGCGTCCACTTCTTCGTCGGGCCTGACAACTTCTGGCTGTTTGACGGCACACGCCCGCAGCCATTGGCAGACGGACTGCTGCGCAAGTGGTTTGCCGGTAATGCTTCGGCTGACTACCTATACAAGACGGTTTGCACGTTTGACCGCGAAAGCAACCGCGTCTGGATCTTCTACCCTTCCGCAGACTCTTCCACTCTTGACTCGGCGCTGGTTTACCACGTTCAGTCGAAGAAGTGGGGCCGCGCTGATCGCAACATCCAGTGCGCTCTTACCTATGTTGCGTCAGGCGCAACAATCGATGGTCTGGACAGTATCGCTGCCACGATCGACGAACTGCCTGATATTAGCTATGACTCGCGCTTCTGGTTTTCTGCTGCTCGCGTTCTGTCGGTGTTCAACACGTCAAACCAACTGCAAACCCTGTCCGGCTCTTCGGTATCCAGTTCGCTGACCACAGGTGAAGCGGGTGATGACGAGATGGTCATGCTTTTGCAGCAGATCCGCTGCCGCTATGGGCTTGCGCCTAACTCTGCAACGGTTCAGACACGCTACATGATGAACAGCGGCACAACCTTCATGGATGGGCCTAGCGGCGCGATGAATGACGGCAAGTTTGACACGCTGAAGTCGGCACGTTGGCACAAGGCACAGGTGAGCTTTTCTGGCCCTGTGCTGGTTACGCACATTGACGCCAAGCTGAAACCGGCAGGCACTCGATGAAGCTCAACACACAGCCCAGAGTAGCGCTGCAAGATGTGGCAATGCAGCGGGAGCTACGTGAGCATGCCTTGCAGGTAAATCTGCTCGCAGAAGGCCGTCTAGCAGCTACAAACAACGCAAGCACAGCAGCGCCTACCACTGGCGCTAATGCTCAGGGCGACTTTGTGCGCAATAGTGCGCCGGTTGAAGCTGGGTCTGCATCGAGCAAGTACGTCATTTATGGCTGGGTATGTGTCGCAAGTGGCACTCCTGGAACTTGGCTGCAATGCCGCTTCCTTACAGGTAACTGATGCGCAAATTAATCGTTGTTCCTTCTTCGCATGTCGACCGCGCATGGAAGGAAGGCGCGGATTCTCTTGGCCGCGCTTGCGCCACTTCAGGCGGCGAGATTACCGGCGACCAGCTAAAGATGATGATCGCCCGCGGTGAGCGGACGCTGCTCAGGATGGATTATGACGGCGAGCCTGTTGGCTGGTGTGTCTGCAACGTCGAGCAACTGCCGAATATGCGGGTGATGTTCGTTTATGAACTGACCGCGCCTAACGCTCACTTTGAAGCGTATTTTGACGAATTGAAGCAAATGTCTATCGCGCTAGGATGCTCCCGCGTCCGCTGCGCTGCCAAGCCTGCGCAAGAACGGCTTTACCGGATGCGCTGCGGCTATAAACCTGTCTACCAAGTGCTTGAGGTCGAGCTATGAACATTGAACAACTACACGCGCAAGCGGACGCCGAGTTTGGCGGGCCTGCATTAAGCGCTCTGCCGTCTTTCACTGGCGACAAGGTAAAACCGCACAAGGGCGGTGGCGGTGGTGGCACTACGACCACAACGCAGTCGATTCCTACAGAGCTAAAGCCGCTTGCAAATGCTTATGCTGCAAAGGCAATGAATCTCAGTAATCAGCCATTTAATCCGTACACTGGCCAGCGCTTTGAAGATCTTAACGCCAACCAGATGCAAGGCATTGGCGGGCTGATGGATCGCGCTCAGGGTGGATCGCAGACGATCAATAACGCCGAAGGCCAGCTAAACAACATCATCGCAGGCGGGCAGACCAACCCCTACCTTGACCAGATGGTGAACAAGGCGCAGGACTCTGTTCGCTCGCAGTTCAATACCGGCGCGGTGACTTCCGGTAGCTTTGGCAATTCCGGCCTGCAAGAGCAGTTCCAGAAGGGACTTGGTGACGTTGCAACGAATATGTACGGCAACGCCTACGAAACCGACAGGGCGCGTCAGATGCAAGGAATCGGCATGGCGCAGCAGTTCGGCAATCAGGCTTATACAGACGCCGAGCAGATGCTGAAGGCTGGCCAGATCCAGCAGGATCAGGCGCAGCAAGGTCTGGACTTCAACTATCAGCAGTTCCAGGATCAAGAGAACCTTCCATACAAGCAGCTTGCCGCCATGTCAGGCGTGTTCAGCTCTGGTTTAGGCGGTACTTCGACAAGCAAGCAAAGCGGTGGAGGTGGTAAGTAATGTTCCCAATTTTGGCTCCAATGGCTATCGGTGCAATCGGTGGCGCGTTGATGAACAAGAAAAAGCCGCTCAATGGTGCTTTGCTCGGTGCTGGCCTTGGTGCTGGTGCTGGCGCTGCCTTCCCTGCAATGGGTGGTCTGTTGGGCGGCGCTTCTGCCGTTCCAACTACAGCCGCAGCAGCCGCAGCGGCTCCTTGGGCTGATGGAGCTGGCGCGATTGTCGCTCCTGCTGCTGGCTCTGGTAGTGGCGTAATCGGTGGACTTGCTACGCAGCCTGGACTGCTTTCTCAAGCCAACACGGCGCTGCAAACCTACAAGCCAATGATGGACGCAGCCGCTATCGGCTTGCAGGCATCCGGCGCAATGGATCAGCAGCAGCCGCAGATGCAGGCTCCTGAATTCCAGCAAATGCAGGGCGGTACGCAGACGCTTGCACAGATCGCTGGCCAAGGTGGTGCTGCCCAGATGCAAGGCGACCAGATGGAGCGCCAGCGCCGCAGAATGATGATGCGCGGGGGTGTGTAATGGCTGAGTCCAATGGTCTGCTCGACCTGATGAAAAGCCCTGCCGCTATGGGCCTGCTTGCTGCTGGCTTTGGTGGTCTGGCTGGAGCTAACCGCAACACGCCATACAACAATCTTGGCCGCGCTGGTCTGGCTGGATTGGCTGGTTATTCGGCTGCCGATGCGTTGCAGCAGAAGCAGGCGAAACTCGATCAGGAAGCCGCGATAAAGGCTGCAATTCCTACGCTGTACGGCGATAACGGAACATTCGACTACAAGCGAGCTACAGAGCTTGGCGTCTCGCCAACTGATGCAAAGGCTTATGCAGAGCTGCCAAAGCTTGGCTCTCCGCAGGCGTGGAAAACTATTGAAATGCCTGACGGAAAGGGCGGAATGCAGATTGTTACGCTAGACAAGAGCGGCAATGTGCTTGGTGAAGGAAGGCATGGCTATGTAGCTCCGCAGCTAGTCGATACCGGCGACAAAAAGCAGTTTGTGACGCCTAAAGCTGGGCAGGCTTATGACGTTGGCATGTCGCCCGCGCAGCGTGACGCTCAGGCTCGCGGCTGGGCTAACGTCGGCCTGCGCGGTCAGCAAAACACGATCATGGGCGAGGCAAATGCTATTGCCAAAGGTCTGCAAATCGACAAACAGCAGCTAGAAGTTGACAAGCTGGAAGCCGAGAAGGCTGAAAGAAATCGCGCACTTCAAGCGCAGCAATCTTCTGTAAACGCACAGCTTGGTGTGATAGACAAAGCGCTCAACCATCCAGGCCGCGAAACAGTAACCGGAATGTCTGGCGTGCTTGATCCGACCAACTACATGCGCGGAACTGATGCGCGAGACTTCCAAGTCGTAAACGATCAGCTACAAGGCGCGGCATTCCTGCAAGCGTTTGAGTCGCTGAAAGGCGGCGGGCAGATCACTGAAGTCGAAGGCAAGAAAGCCACGGATGCAATGGCGCGGCTCAACACAGCGCAGAGTGACAATGAATACAAAACCGCGCTTGAAGAACTGCGCGGGATTATGGCGTCGGCTCAGTCTCGGCTTGGCGGTGTG